CAGTTGACAAGTCGATAATGGATGTTAGAATGAAGGAGTCGAGCGAGAGTATCAGTCGAGTGACTGACTCGCAAGATAAAAATTGGAAATGATTTGGAGGTTGATTATGGCTGAAGTTACTATGGTCGATAAGCAGACCCGTGTTCGTTGTTCTGATGAACAGTTTCTGGAAGCAGTTTTTTCCAGCAAGACCTATGCTGAAATTGCTACTAAGACTGGTCAGAAGGTTGCTAGTACGATGGCTCGTTATGCCCGTACAAAGTCCGCTCTGACCAAGAAGGGTATTGAACTGCCTGCTATGGAACGTGCGAAGCCAACCAAGACGGTTGACAACGTAGAGGCTATGGCAGAGGTTGTTCGTCGCCTCAAGGCTCATGCGAACGGTTGATTAAAACCAAAAGGGTGATCGGCTACAATAGTTTAAATGCTTGAGGCACACAAGTTTTCAACCTCAAATCATTGATTGTTGTAGTCGGTCACTTATATGGGAGTGTAGTCCAAAGGCAGAGACAAAGGACTTGAACTAATTTGAGTGCATAAAGGGAAACTTTTAATGTAGAACCTGTCAAATTCGGTGAAGGCTTAACTGCTAATACCGAGCCAAGCATAGAAATATGAAGGTGTAGAGACTTGACGGCAGGAACCTAAAACGAAAGTTATGGTTAAGATAAAGTCCAGACTACAAACAGAAATGGTAACGAAAGTTATAGTAGTAAGAAAATCCTTCAAGTGTGGGTTCGACTCCCACCGCTCCTACTTTTTAGAACGATAATTATCTTTAAGAATAAGGAAATATAATGAGCAAAAATGTTTTAGAACTATATAAGATTGGTAGTAAAGTTAAGTTGACGGGAGAAGGTACTGAATCTATTTATGGAAGTATTATTGGTATTAATATAACTGATGATAATACAGTTACCTATTCTTGTGGCTGGTGGAATGGTCGCTCATACGATGTTCATGATTTTTCACCAAACCAGATCGAAGTTGTATTAGCAGAAAAGTTTAAGATAGGATTCTCCACATGAATGAAAATTCCAATCCACTAGACTATTTGATTCAATGCTGTGAAACTGCTATAAATACTGGACATTGGAACTTAACAAGATTCACAGTATTAAATGCCAAGAACGAACTGGAAAAGTTGAGAGAGACTAAAAGAGATTTGACACAAGACGTTTTCAATGCTAATAAAAATAGCGTTGACGATAATAATCGTTGGCTAAGTTGTGAAAAAGAATTGGTTGCCCTGAAAGAAAAAATCAAAACTATTTTTAGCCAACCAGTTGCTTATGGTTTAATTAACGACAGACATGATCTATACAATCTGACTTTGCATTATAATAGGTTTGATGATAAAGATGATAGACTAATACCATTATACTCAAATAGAGAAGAATTCTTACAAAAGGATTGGCAAAATGGCAAGTTGTCCAAATAGATTTTTTCATGGATTTTGTTCAAACATAGGAAATACAAAATCTTATTTTTCAAAATTCATAATTGAAACCGCCCACGACATTACTGATTATGAGGGTGGAACCATTATAGAAACTGTCATTAGGATGGAGGACTATTATTTCTGTGATGAAAGACAAGGAGAGCCATACTATTTAATTCATGGAACATTAAAGCCGGACTTTAAACAAAATGTAAAATTTATTGCCGCTTTTGATAATTTAAAACAGGCTATAGAGTTAGTTGAGCATTTGTCTGGTAATAACATTAACGAAACAGAAGTTCCAGTATTTAAATGAAATATACAATTGAATTAGATCACTCTGGAGAAGGAGGATCTGCCGAATTCTATCTTATAGTAGAAGATAAAAGTCTAGGATTTAAGCAGTTTCGTAATAAAAAATTTGCCAAAAAGGCTTATGAAAAACAAAAACTTTTGAGTAAATATAATTTAGCACCCAAAGTTATTGGTAACTTATGCAAACTACCAATCAGAATAGAATCTTATCCAGAGTATAAACTAAATACTAATTGGGGATATATTACCGAAAAGGCAAGAATACTTGACGAAAAGTTGATGGTAAAGAGATTAAAAGATATTCAGAATCTTGTGGAAACTATTGAGAATAAAACTCGTCTTAGATTTTGGGATTGTCATTATTGGAATATTGGTTATGTGAAACGAAATAATAAGGCTAAACTGGTCTGTATTGATACTGGCCCTGAAAGTTTTGATCCTAATGCTAATGCCTGGGGGTTTGGAAAACCTGGGCCAAAATGCAACTATTGTAATAGATATCAATGTAAATGCAGTACCTATTAAATAGGTGTATAGATAAGAATATAAGGAGTATTTTATGTCAAAAGATTTCGATGATACTATGAAACAAATTATTAAGAACGGTAAACAAATGAATAATTTTGACGAAAATATATTTGAAATAAAAAATTATATAAAATCATTAGATGCCAAAATTGAGTCCATAGATGAAAAATTAGGCTTATTAATCGATATTATCAATAATTTATCAATATTTATTTCAGAAGAAGAAGAAGAACAAGAATCTGATGAATTTAGTGACTCAGAATGGAGTCCATATAATTCTTATGAAGAAGATGAAGAAGATGACGATGAAAGTGATAACTATCTATAATGGCTAGTTTAGCCTTATTAGCATCATTAATATTTTTATTAGTAATTTTATTAGGGCCAGCAACTTTTCTTCTGAGTAAATCGAGATTCATCCCATCATTAGTTATTTGGATAATGGGGTTATTTTGTATAGTATTAGGAATATGGTGGTTTTTTATCTTACCATTTAATATCGTAGGATTTTTTGGAATCCTTACGGCATATTTAGGATGGTTGGCGATACAATCTAAAGAGAAGGGGCTTGACAACCGATAACACTGTGGTATGATTGGGCTATCACAGGAACGATTCACAGGACATTTGGAGACATAAAGATGAAGTTGGCAGATCGTGTTATTGAGACTCACAGTGCTGGTGTTCGTAGCGAATCTGGTTTTACCATCGCTCAGACTAGCAAAATGTTTAAAATCCTTTCGGATTCACTCTATTCCGATAAGGTTATGGCAGTTATTCGTGAACTGTCTACTAATGCTTATGATAGTCATATTAGTGCTGGCAATAAGAATCCCTTCAAGGTGATCTTGCCAACATCTGCTAATCCTTCTTTTACGGTGCGTGATTATGGCACTGGTCTTAGTCAGGGTGATATGGAGAACCTTTATACGACCTATGGTGCTTCCAACAAGAATGATAGCAACGATTTTGTAGGTTGTCTTGGTCTTGGTAGCAAGAGTCCATTTGCTTATACTAAGAGTTTTACTACCAGTTCTTACTTTAATGGAACTAAGTATACTTATATTGCCGCTATTGATGATAGTGGTGTTCCTACTCTGAATCTTTTTAATACTTGTGAAACTGATGAGGCTAATGGTCTTGAAATCAGTTTTGCTGTTAAGAACCATGATTTTAGTGAGTTTACCAATAAGGCTATCAGGATTTTCCATTATTTCCGAATGAAACCCATTATTGAGGGTGGACTGGGAGATAATCTGCAAGATCATAAGTATAGCAATACTAATATTGTGATCAGCGGTAATGGTTGGAGAGTTTGCAGACTTAATAACGATACCCAGTATTATCCCAACAACTATCACCGTATTGATAGTGGCGTTGTTGCTATTATGGGTAATATTGCGTATCCTGTTCAGACCGCTCAAATTATTGGTCAGGAAAAGGAAGATCAACCAGACCATATTGCCAAGTGGAATAGGGCTTTCCAGAAGGCCGATATTGATTCATGGAAGAGTTTTGTTACTGAGATCATTAACTCTGGTCTTTATCTGGAACTTGATTTTGGTATTGGCGAACTGGAAATGGACGTTTCCCGTGAAGGTTTGCAGTATACTAAGAGCGTAATTAAAAGTCTGCGTCAAAAGACTCAAGAGATTTATCTTGAGATGAAGGATGAATTTAGCAAGAAGATTTCTGCTGCTAAGACCAAGATTGAGGCTATCACAACATATTATCAGATGAATGAATTGTCTGGTGGATGGGGTGTTGGTGCTTCATGGACTGATCCTAATGGTAAGAGTCACAATATTAATAGCGGTGCTGATCTTGAATATAAAATCAAGGCCGGTAAGAACCTGTATGTTTTTAATTACAAGAGCAGCGGGTATCGTTCACGACGCCTCATTTCTCTAACAGATAAAATCCATCACGATACTCTGACGGGCAAAGGATATTCTTACTGGAATAGTCAGAAGAAGAATGGGAAAATTGCTTTCTTCGTTTGTGATGTTAAGGCAGAAGAAACTGCAAAGAAGATTGTGACACGTTATTGTAATCAAAATGATTGCTTTGCTTACATGATTATGGATACAAAGGATCATACTCAAAGCGATAAGGGTTTTGATGATCTGATTAATGATGTCGGTAGTGAGAATCTCCTCAAGGTTTCTGACTATAAGCATCTTACTCAAAGTTCTGGCCCTCGTAAAAGTGGAGTCAGGAATAGTAATGGTAGTGTGAGCGATCAAGATGTATTCTTTATTCATGGTCAGTCTAAAGATTCTGGTAAACTTAGTGTCGAATATAACGATGCTCTAAGTTTGAAAACTCTGACAACTGATGAACTGGATGACTTTAATGATAGTGATTCTATCATTTATGTTCCTATTCTTCGTTATCAAAGCACACCAGAGTTTCCTAAGATCAATAAGATTGTATCGCTATTTGATAATGAGAATATCAAGGGACTGTTTGGGGATGTGAAGATTTATGCTATCAAGAGCAACTTTGTAGCAAAAATGACTGATGAAGGATACAATCTGATTGATTTCAATACTTGGTTCAAGAACATTCTATCAACAAAGATCAAGGATTATTTTAATAATACCAATGAATACAACTCTATTGTTGAATTCTACAAAAAAGAATTTATCAGTAAGGATGGTGATAACGATAATTATTATTACAATCATGGAACATTGGTTAGCCAGTTCTCTTGTCATATGTTGAGTATTTTTGGTCTTGAATATAAGAAATATATCAAGAATACCGAACTATCCAATGTTATTGATAGTTTTCTTGTAATGGAATTCTTTGCTGATACTATGCACAGAGCAACTTTTGATCTGAAACGATTCTCTCAGACTGAATATTTTGATCATATTAACTCTTTGCTCAAGGATCGAGGTATTGATAATCTTGATAGTAAAGAACTCAAGAAGAAAAATGTGCAGTATAACACTCTTATAAATATTCAACATCAGATGTTTGACCATTCTGACGATATTGAGGGATATACTAAATTGTTTAAGTCTGAGACTAAAGCAATCAGGTATAAGTTGACCAAAGCGGCAGACTTGAAGAAAATTCTTAAAGTCGAGGTTGACAAGAACCCGATGTTGAAGTATGTTATGGGAAGCAACCAGAATAACGGCAGTCTTAGAGATTTGGACAGTAAGAATAATCCTATCTCTCAATTTGCTGATAATTATTATGGTAAGAGAAATAATGCTATATGGGTTGAGACTATGGATAGCGACAAGATTGATTTGTTTAAGATTCAGTTGAGTAGTTTGATCAAGTAATTCACAAGGTAACTAAAAACAATAGGAGTTTATATCATGTCTGTTCCGTTTATGTTTGTTGATGGTAATCTGACGGTTGTGCTGAACAATAAGAGTTTTCAAGTTCTGCCCGACCATCTTAACTACAAGATGATTCTGGAGGCATTGCCTACTGCAACATCTGACGAGTTGATTGAAATGATTGATATTGAGAAGGCAGTTGCTACTTTTAGTGACGGTCTTGTTGAGATCAAGAATGGTCAGGTCACTTATGAGGGTGAGGTTGTTCATGGGTCGATTAGCAAGAGAATTCTGGAGTTTATGAGCAAGGGACTGCCTTTTCAGCCACTTGTTAACTTCCTGAATAATCTCATGGAAAATCCCAGTATGCAGAGTCAGAAGGAACTCTATGATTTCCTTGAGCATGAACATCTGCCAATTACTGAAGATGGTTATTTTCTTGCTTATAAGGCAGTCAGGAGTGATTATAAGGATAAGTATCGTGGAGTTTTCGACAATCGTGTTGGTCAAATCTGTGAAATGACGCGATCAAAGGTTGATGATGATCGTGGTCGAGGTTGTTCTAATGGACTTCATGCTGGTGCATTGAATTATGTGGCCGGTTATGGAAGTCTTGAATCTGGCGATAAGATTGTTATCGTTAAGATTAATCCTGCTGATGTTGTGAGTGTTCCTAGCGATTGTAACTATGAGAAACTTCGCACTTGCCGATATGAAGTTGTCGGAGAGTATCAAGGCGAACTTCTCAAGCCTCTCTACTCATCAGTCTTTACTGAAGATGACTATGATGACGATGAAGAGGATCTTAATGATGATTATGATTGGGGATGGAATGATGATGAGGAAGATATTGATGAAACCTATTATCATGATGAAGATAATCATATGGATGGTTATAACTGATTAAAAGCAAAGGAATAGTCTGGGGACTGGAGTAGTTAGTGCTATATCTTAGGGTTCGATCCCCTAATTCCTTTTTAAATTATGAACGATAAAGAAAATAATGACGATCCTTATAAATTCTACTTTCAGATAGATACTGAGTGGATCAAGAAATATATGGATAGTTTATTGAATAAAATAGATTATCAATGGATAGATAAAGAAGTATTAGAAGAAATTATTGATAAACTACCTCAATATAAAATCGAACCTGTTGATGGATTCCAGTTTGTTTCGTTGCCTGTGAATGATTACTTCTCCAATACAGTGGTGGATAAAACCTCCCTGTATTTGGGGAATAATCAGTATAATGAAGGAATTTGGAAAATGAAATATTTTGTTTATAATAAATTACACAAAGACTACGAATTACATTTACAGAGTCATGCTGGACATATTATTAGGCAACCACGATACTATAAAGGATTATTTGAAATACTCAACTAGGAAATATTTATGAATAAAGATGAGTGGTTTGTTATAAAAGATTTAGATATGTT